GTAGAGGCTTGCTGCAGCTGTTGGAGTTAGGGTGATATAAGGTAGAGAAGCCCAAGCTGTAAGACTGTCTCCAACTTTAAGCTTCTTACTGTCAGTTTCTACACCAACTTCACCTTCAAGAAGAATTGGGTTTGAAGCAGTCCACTCAGCCGCAGTTCCTCTGCGTAGTAGGATATTAACTGCCATTATGAAACCCCTCCGTCATAAGAACCTGTGTACTCCCCTGTAAATGTAGAATCTGGAGACCCACCAAATACATTCGGCGTTCCTCCGTAGAACGACGCTGGTCTTCCACCATCTACTTGAAGCTGAGATGACCCACCAGTACCGACAATATCAATCCAAAGTGTACCATCATAGATTCTTAGTTTTAATGTGGTTGTATCAAAGTATAGGTCACCCGCTCGTTGGCCAACAGGCTCGCTGCCTTTAGCCAGTACGTTTAGAGGTACTAATGCCTTTGTACTCATTTATATTACCCGATTACAACTACTCTGTAGGCGTTAGATGTTGGTGCAGATGCAAAGCCAAGTGTTACAGTGGATGTTGTTGCTCGCACGTTATCTACAATAACTTCTTCTCCAGTAGCCACTTCATAAACTTGAACGTGAACATCTAGTGTTCCTAGGTTGTGAGTGACTGTGTATGAAGTAGCTGAAGTTGAAAGTGTGGTTGAGTACTTTCGGGCTACTACGGTTGCATCAACAGAGATGGTGTTGGTTCCAACGACGATACCGTTACCAGCACCAATTGCAAAACCGTTAGCGTCTGTAGCAGCACCTGAGTTGGCAGCAAGCTTGATAGAACCGCCACCAGCAGCTGTTTGAAGACCACCTGTAGAAAGTGGGGCAAACGTGAAGTTAGTTCCTGTAAGAAGAACGCCGTTAGAGGCTGTGTAAGTTCCAGCTCCTGAGAACTGTGCAAAAGTAAGAGCAGTAGTTCCTAGCGTAATAGCGTCGTCAGTAGTTAATACCCATCCGCTATTTCCGTTTACTGTACCTTCGCTAACAAAAGCGAACATTCCAGCAGTTACGTCTGCGCTTACGTTGGCGTCTAGCGCACGGTCTGGAGCTCCAGAGGCTTTAACTACATAGATACCGTTTTCAGAGCCAGTAGACTGGTTCTTAACAAGAATTCGGTCACCAGTAGCAAGAGTTACCCCATCAAGAGTATCTCCATTTTCAAGGTCTGTAGATAAAGTTACTGCTGCAGTTGTAGCTGCACGAACAGAGGCCTTAACATCAAGGCCCTGGGCAACAGAATCAACGTAGTTCTTAGTTGCAGCATCTTGTGCGCTTACTGGGTCTGCTACGTTGGTGATTAGCTGGCTGTTCATTGAGAACGAGCTGGTTGGAGCTGTTAAATCTGTAACCTTGTTGGTTGTAAGGATTACTGTTCCGCTAGCGTCAGGAAGAGTGATTGTGCGGTCAGCGGTTGGGTCAGTTGCAGTAAGTGTGGTTTCGTTACCGTCTGCTGTAGAACCTTCAAATACAATTGAAGAGTCTAGAGAGACAACACCTGTGAAGACAGGGTTAGCAAGAGGAGCCTTTAGGTCAAGTTGACCTTGAATACCTGAGGTAACACCATCTACATAGTTAAGCTCTGTAGTGGTAAGGGTTGCGCCATCAAGGATGTTGATTTCTGCAGCATCTGCGGTTACGCCGTTAAGTCCAACAGCTTCCCAGATAGTGCCGTTATAAACACGCATTTCATTAGAAGCGGTGTTGTAGTAAACCTGGCCTGTTACAGGACTTGCTGGGTCTGTTGCTAGATTTTGAATACGAGCATTTTGAAGCTCGTTCTTCGTCAAATCAAGTGACGTTAAAAATTTACGTGCCATTTATCTTTTCTCCTTAGGAAAGGTACGCTCTGCCGCTGAATGCCCCGGTGAAAGTTATCGTAAGGGACATGGTGCTCGTGTAGGCTATTTCACCTTCAACGATTGACCCGCCCGAGTCCTGAACAGTTACGTTTGGATACCAACCAAGGTTGTGAGTTATAACCCACACAGCCGAAGATGTTCCCTGAGTATGATGATACGCCACCGAGGGTTGATTTATGCCCCCAACTGTAATTTGGTTTAAGGTGACCGCAGGCGATGCTGGTGGGGTTACCTGCACAACTACTTGGCCGTTTACTGGGATAAGTCCGCTCATATTAATCCAATGTCACTTGTTGGGTTACAAATACTTGCCCGCGAATATAGGTCTGTTCGAAGGTTGCATCTGTTGTACTTGTGGCCTGAAGGTCCCAGAAGGCTCGTGCTGGTAAATACTTAGTAGCCGACGGAGGCATCGTCAAACGAATACGGCCGTTAGCCGCGTCAACTTTATCAATCGTAAATGTGGCGTAAAGTGCAGGGGCGTTTGGATAAGTTCTAACTTGAGCTTTAAAAGTAAGCGCTGTGACATCAAAGGGGAAGTCAAATTCGCCAGACCATGAGTCGCCCTGATAAAGCGCAATATCGTAAACACCCGCGTAAGTAGGCATTGGCTTACGTCCCTTGAGGTCGTTCTGAATAAAGACGCGCTCTGGTCTACGGGAGTCATCAATCTCTTGAGCCAAGTACATAGGTACGAGCTTGTTAGTAAGGCGAGAAACACGGCGAAGTGTTCCCATCTCAATACGCCAAATTCCAATGTTAAGCGCAGAGGAAAGCTGCTTGTACTGGTCAGTTCTAGATTGAATCATCTGAGTAAGCTGTCGGTATCTATCGGAGCGAGGAATCATAACCCCGTCTGGTGAAGATATATTAATATCAAATGCAGAGTCTGTAGCAAGCGCCCATAGAGCTTCAATTGTTGACAGAATTGCAAGTGGGTACTCTTCAACTGGCGGAAGCATGGCAATCGTCATCTGGCTTCCGTAGCCGTCTGTTCTTTCAAAGGTATGCTGTTCAACCGCAGTATTAACGAACCGTGTGATATCTGAGTCTGTAAAGTATCGGTAATGGGTTCCAACTACCGAGATTGCAGCGTTAAGGGCTGGGGCAGTTACAAAAGTAATAATGCCTAAATCTTGCTGAACTGTGTACCCGGCAGGGGTAGCTACTGGGCTACCAGCTACTGTAACTAAAAGAGTTGTGTTTTCAACAGGCTTCTTTTTTAAGTCAAAAACTTTAGTAGTTCCGTCGCCTGTTGCGGTGTAGGTAAACTGAGTTGGCAGGTCGCCTAGCTCAAGCCTTACTCTAGACACTAGGTCTGCTAATACAGCCACTAACCACTCCTAACGTAACTAATCTAATGGTAGCGGTTACGGCCAAAAAAACTTGATAAACGAAACAGCGGGGGGAAGACCGCTGCTTCGTTAACCAATTAAATATTGGCTGCTAAGTAGCCTTTTTCTTTTAAATGTTCAGCTACTGAACGTGTAACTTCGTACTTCTGACCTGGCTTAAAGCTAAAGTTGTTTCCAGCTCCAAGAGTCATGTTTTCAATGTTTTCTACAACACGGATAATTACTGTGTCGTCTTGCTTACCTACCCGGTCTACTGTGTCAACGATAACTGTTTGACGGTCAGGCTTGGTAGCGTCAATAACTTGTGTTTCTGCTTGAATAGCAGCAGTTGCTGTTGCTAGTGACATTTCTTCGGCTCTCTTAGCTGTTTCATCTGAGAACTGGTCTGCTAGCTCATCACGGCTACGGCCTGTGACGTCTGTTGGTGATTTCTTTGTTGCCATTTGTATCCTCCGGTTTAGTAAATGAGTTTGTGTTGGAGCGGGGAGTTTTAAGGCTCCCCGCCCAACCTTCAAGATATTAAGTTGTGATTAGTTGGTTTCTGCAATAACTACAGCCTGGTCAGTGATTAGACCAAGTCCGAAGATTGAGTACCAAGCAAGTGCATGCTCACGACCGAAGTCAAGAATACCGCCATCGCGGAGTTCGACTGGAAGAGAGATTGCGTGACCGAATGCGTTATCTCCAATGAAGATAGATGCATAGCGGTCTGAACCACCGTTACCTGTCTTTGTAGCAGGTGTGATGTATCCACCACCAGCAGCAACTGTTGGGTTAGCAACTGTTGTGTCTGTTGTGTAAGAAGTACCAGCACCACCAGCGACCTTTAGGACCTGTGTGGTTTCGATGAATACGCAGTCGTACAAACGACCGATTTCACCGAGCATGAAGTTACCAGGTGCTGCGTACTTGGTTACTTCGATGAACTCTGGATTGTCGCGTAGCTTACGTGACTGGTGTGGGTGAACGAATGCAACATATGTCTCACCAAGGCGAGGAATATTCTTTGTTGCAAGGCTCTCTACTGCGTCCTTCACAGTGTGAGGTGTCATGAAGTATGAACCTGTCATTGCAGCACGGTTTGCTGCGGTTGTTCCGTCTGCGTACCAGCTGTTAACAGCTGTTAGTGCTGAGCGGTCTTCACCGTAGATTACTGATGTTGCTGCATAGAGTGTGTCGCGTGACAACTGGTCAAGATAGATTGCCATGTTACGACCAAGAAGGCGTGAGGCTGAAGCCATTACGTCATCGAATGAAGCATTGAGCAATAGCTCAGATACAGCAAGAGCATAACCATGCTCAGTTACTGTGATTGAGAACTGCTGTGCTGTAAGTGCGTTTGTCTGCATACGTACACCTTCGACAAGTGCTGAAGCAAAGCCGAGGTTGTTGTAACGCATGAAGTTGATTTGAAGACCTGGTGCAACACCAAGTTCTGTCTTCTTTACTGCAAACTGCTCAAAGCGCAAGATTGGCATGGCCTGGAAAAGAATTTCCTTTGACCAAATAGTCTGAATTGCTTGAGTCAGCTGTGTATTAGTACCTGAATAGGCGGTTGGGGACGCAGCGAGATTGCCGGTACCCGTAATACCAGATGCCATTTATTTAACTCCTTAGTTGGATTTGGATTTGGGGTTACCCGAACAGTCCCTTTGTCTTCCCTTGTGCACTTGGGCTCAAGAGTCGACCACGATATTTAGCGTATTCATCCATTGACATTGACGCAATATCTTGCGCCGTTAAGTTTTTTTGCTCCGAATTGGTGTCCAAAGGTCCGGCTCCAGGAGGCAAGGTTGCCCTTGTTCCTGTCATTTCCCGGCGTGCATTCTGCATTGCAGACTGCGCCGACTCGAGAATTCTAGTTGAGCGCTCTTTCAAGCTCTCTATGCTTGCATCAACTTCTTCAATAGTGTTTCCACTAATCAAGTCAACAAGCTCTGGCATGATGTTGTCACGCTCAGCTTCGAGCTTCTGTGCTCGGTAGTTCTGAAGTTCTGCGTATGTGCGTTCACGTTCTAGAAGTGCAAAAGCAGTTTCGCGTTCTTGACGCTCATGCTCTAGCTGTTCTTGCCATTCTTTTTCTTTCTTAGCTAGTAGGTCACGAACTTCTAGTTCGGACTCTTCCTTAGCTTTTTGCTCCTGAGCAATACGAGCTTGACGCTCTGCTTCTTCATTTGCAATTCGATTGGCTTCTTCTTCTCGACTGCGCTTCAATACATCAACTTCTTCCTTAAGCTTTTCAATCTGAGGATAAAGTTTTTCTTTTTCCTGAGAGCGAACCTTAGCAAGGTCGTCTTCTGTATAAAATTTTGTAGTTTGCGTGTTAACAACTGATGCGTCAGCATCAGAGATATTCATAACTGGGGTTACTCCTGCTTCGGCCGCGAAAGCCTCTGCGTTTACTTCTGCAGTATCCATTCCATACATCCTTTTATCCTAGGGGTCGTTGTCCGATTTAAATCACATATGACCAAACGTTGTCTTTCAGTAAACAATTTTTGCTTGTTTAGCCAGACTTGTCAGCCTAAACTGTTTACTTTTCATACTCTTCCGGCACTCTCCGTTGTGGAATTTTTGTACCGTAAGCTTCTGTTACAAGGCGCTGTCTTATTCCTTGCTCACCCATTTGTGCAAACATTTGAGCTTCATCAAGGATAGGGCTAGCCGCTCCAGGATTTCCTGGCATAGGTTGACCTTCTGGACCCTGCATTGGTTGAGGCGGCGCTCCGTCTGGGCCTGGAAGCATTCCAGTTAACTGAGCAATTTCTTGTTGAATCTGACCCTTAACAAGGTTAAGAGCACCGTCGGCCTTAGCGTCATCAATAAGCTCTTGACGAATTTCCATAAGTTTTTCATCAGGGAATTCTTCGCCTAGTGAACGAAGTGCGCCTTCCTTAGACTCTAGGCCAAGAGAAAGCATTGTTTGAACTTCGTTAAGAGCGATTAGCTTGTCAAGGGGTAGCGGAGGCGGGAAGTGTACGTATGAACGGAAGCTGATTGGGTCGTTCAAATCTAAAACTTCAACTTGCCCTTCTTTAAGGGGAGCAAAACGTGTGCCTGGGTTAGCCCGCATACTGTCAGGCTCTTTAACCGCAAGGCTGATAAGGATAAGCTCGTTGACGCGCTCTAGCCCGTGTGCGTATTGAATGATTTTTTGATGGTAACGATTCATCAAAGGCTGGAACATAATTGCTAGTGCTACACCTGAGGTATTAGATACAGGCATTGCTTGACCAAGCGCAGTCTCAGGAACACCAACCATTTCGTGCATTGACTTCTTCATCATTGCAAGGAAATCCATAGCGCCCTTAAGTCCCTGTGCTCCACCTTCAAGGTTTTCTACACGAGCATCTTTAGGTAATCCACCCCATACTTTATTAGCGCCTTTTTCTAACTGCGACGCTTTAGCACCGATAATAACCGTAACTGGCGCTGCGTGGTAGTTAACGATGTCGGCAATATCTGTAGCCGTTTCATTATACGTACGGTTAATTGGAATGATGTCGTTGCAATCAGATAAGCCCCAAGGGCTACCAGAAATACGAACATTAGGAATATGAATAATGGGAATGACGCCAAGCGGGTTAGGGCGAGAGTCAATGAGTTCATCGTTAATGTACTCCTCAATAGAGTCATCAGTTAAAATTTCTGTGTAGGTAAACACTTGACGTGTTCCTTCAAGCGATGTGCCCCAGAAACGATACTTAAGCTTAAAACGAATTAAACGTTCACGGTCGTGAGGGTGAAATTCTGGAAACGCAAATGATGAGTTAAGAGGCAAGATACGAACACGGCCTGGGTGAACTCGACCAGCTGGGTCTTGATAAGCCTCTTCGTAAGCAACTTTAATAAAACAATCGCCTGAGACTCCGCCTTGCTGTCCCATTTCCCAAAGTACTGTTGCTTTGTTGTTATCTACTTCCCAAACTCTTTCTAGCAAGTCGGGAACAATAGCTTCTGTCTGCTTAGGGCTACGGAACTGAACGCCCTTACCAAATGTAAAGTTAAGAATAAAATCTGTAAACGCACGGTAGTAGTTAAGAACCATCTGTGATTCGCCTACTTGACGACGGTATGAATAGTGATGGCCAAGATACATGGCCCAGTTAAGGGAATAACGGTTTAGTCGTGGACCGTGTACTTCAAACTCTTCGTCCGCTAGTTCTACAAGACCTAGTGGAGAAATAGAGATAGTTAAATCAGAAGACGCAGCTCTATACGATGGAGGTGAGAAATCTAGACCGCTACCACTCACCGATAAATCCTTTCGTTAAACTCACAACTAAATACTAGCACTAATATCGACATGTCGCTTTAACGCTTAAAAGATTCGCCCTTAATAACGCCATGACCAACAGGTTTTGTAACCTTCTTCTTTTGGTCTTTTTCTTCTTTGTCTCTTTTTTCTTGTACGTAATCTCGGTTACGTGGGTCAATATCTTTTTTAGAATCTACAAATTTTCCGCCCATTTGCACATATTTAGTGTGCACCCAGTGAGCGGCTGCTGGTGAAGGATACTTAGGAAAACGTGACTTAGCCTGAACAGTAACTGTATTCCAGAGGCGTGGATTAGCAGGTAACTGCTTTGGAGCATTAGTTACGGAACGACCAGAAATGAGTGCCATAGTTAATCCTTAGAAAAGCCCCACCAGTCCCGTTGCCAGGACGGTGGGGAGCTACTTCTTCTATTAGTCCTGCACTACTGCAGGGTTAAGGCGCTGTTGGTGTGAGCCATTGCGGAATGTTTCTTCAATGACGTTTGAACCATAATCGCCAAAGCCAGCAGAAGCAAACTCTTGAAGAGTGTTTGGTGCTTCTACCCATGCTGCAGAACCTACGTGAGCACGCTCACGCATTGTTTCTTCAGCTGGCTTAGTGTGAACTGCTGCATTTCGGTTTGTACGGCCTGCTGCAGGGATATAGCCCTGTGCAGCTCCGTTTGAAAATTCTTGCGGAACATCTGTATCAGTTGCAATTCCCTCTTCAAAGCGAAGTGGTCCGCGCTGTCCTGGCACTGCGCCAGCCATCTTGCGGTCGTAAACTGAACCCGGACGTTCTGGGAAACTTGGTGCTGGTGAGATTGTCATAGTTATAACTCCTTGTAAAGGTTGAGGCCTCAGGTAAAAGTGTGCTACTTATTTAAGGTAAATACTGCCTAAAGTAATAATTATCTATAAAAAGGTGAAGAAGATACTTCTACCGAAGGCATAGTTAAATCCATAGTTAAACAGACAGCGATGGCCAAGCTATCCGCGTAGTCGTCGTGGGCGTGAGCTTCAGCGGGGGCGTGGGCTAAGAAATTTGGGCCTTGAAACTTTGTCTCAAGGTCGGTCATTTGTTGGTAAAAACGCTTCCAAGTTCTAAGGCGTCTGGTCTTAGCGTGTGCAGGCCAACCAACCATCCGTCGGTCAATCAAAGCCTTAAGGTGCTTCCAGCGCTTTGACTGCTCTTGTTGGCTACTGCCAATTGAGTGAACTTCTGCCCCTGGAAGTAGAAGTTTAAGGCGCTGGGCTACTGCATCACCAACTCCGTTAGCATCTACACCTACCGCTAAAACATCGTAAGAGCCAAGAAAGTTTACAATTTGAAAATATTGGTCTTCCCAATCGTCGCCTTGAATTTCTAACCAATTAAGTACTCGGTGGTCGTAATAGCCAAACTCATCTGGTCTATCCCAGTCAACCCAAACTACAGTGACGACAGTTGAGTCCATTTTACGTGCAGGGTCAATTCCAACTACAACTGGAGTACGGTGCCAAGCCTTGACAACCTCTTGAGATGTATCTCCAAGCTCATCCATAATTGTGGACGTAACGAACATCCCGCGTTCTAGTAGCCACTTACAGTTGTACGACATTTGGAACTCATCAGAGTCCTCGCCAACACGAAGCATTTCTTTTTTGATGAACTTGCCGTAATTAAGGTTTACTTTTGATACGTCTTTATAATCCCATTGAAAGTGGTTCTGCCTAGATGCTCTACCTGTTTGTCTACGCTTGTTTAATTGAATAGAGCGATAAAAGTTATTCTTGTGGGTAGTCGGAGTGCCGGTCTTAACCATAGTCCCTGAGTAGTACGCAAGCATCGGAGAAATTGATTTAGATACTACGAAGTCATCTGCCTCTTGACACTCGTCAATAACAATAAGATGAAACGACTTAGATTCAATCTTTGCGCGAGGGTTAGCTGTCATCATCATTAGGCTACTGCCTGAGTTTTTAAGTTTAATTTGTCGTGTTACTCCTGGCACTTTACCGAGAGAGTCATCAATCTCTGGGTCACCTAAAATTTCTAATGCACGCTCAGAAGTTAGACGATTTACTGTGCGACCAAAGAGCGTTTCAACCTGCCCCTCTACTGGAGCAAACATTCCAATCCAGATGCCGTCTTTAAACTGACCAAGTAAATCTGGGTACATTTTTGCAAGTCTAGGCAACAACACCATTAACGTAGCTACTGTATTAGCAATTGTTTCTGACTTACCAGACTGGCGTGCAGCAAGTGCAGTGATTTCTTCGCCGTCGTTAATGACCACAGACTCAATGATGCGACGAGCAAGGGGTAGTTGATACGCGTGTAACTCGTGCCCAACTAGCGCGTTCATAAACTGAATTGTTTTGTCTACAATTTTACGAACAAATTCTTTAGAGAGCTCGTCTAGCTCTTCTTCCTCTTCTTCAATGAGTTCTTCTTCATCGTCTAAGAGTTCTTCGTCTTCTTCTAAAAATTCTAACTCGCTCATATGTTCCTTAGTCTAGTAAAAAACATGAAACCCTGGTAGGTATACCAGGGTTCACGCTGCCACACACGGGAGAGAAGGAAGAGAGGCAAGATAATTGTAGCGCAAATGTCGACATGTCGTTTTATCCGAGTTTTGCGGTAGTTCTGGTGTGCAACTCGTGCACAACAGCATGAAGGGCCTCTGCCCCGGTTAAAGCCTCTTCTAGAACTGCGACATCACGGGTCCTAGAGTAAACGCTCATACAGCGACCTATTTCGTACGTAGCCTGTTCAATCCACATTTCAAGTTCTGTTGTGTGGATTCTTCTTACGCGTTTTAAAACTTTTTCTGAGAAAGGCTTATCCCAAGGACTTTTCTTTTTAAACACGCCAGTCACCAATTTCTTCCGTATTAAGTTCCATATCTCTGAGGCCTAACGCCTTAGCAATCATATCATCGGCATCTTCATCAAAAACAAAGCCTTCAGAACGCTTCCATAGCCCCAACACAAACCCAGGCTTAGTAAAGGGAAAACGAAATACTAGGCATATTTTGCTTTGTCTAAAAGGGTGCTCTGTCTCTTGAGTCCAGCCTTTTTCTACCACAGGTAACAAATTACGGTGGTAGTACTGAAGTACGTCTACGTATAGTGGTCCAATTGATTTCATATCAGTTTGCTGCGAAGCCTCCGCCATCTCCGTACATATAACTAGCAAATGTTTTAATGTCGTTAAGCTGAACTCTCTGGTCTCTTGGCATTCCAGCTGGGTCAGCTAATCCCATTTTAGGCCATCTATTGAGGCCAGAACTTTCTAAGTATTGACCCTTTGACTCTGAAAGAACAAAACCATCCCACAGGTACTGTGGAACATCGTAGTAGTTCCACCAAGTGCCATCCCTAAAAACTACAGTTAAAGTTTGAGTATTTGCGTCGTATCCAGCTTTTAGTGTTCTTGGTTTTTTAGGGTTCGAGGTTGTTGTTGCCCTTAAGTTATACGCAGATATAACTTGATACTTTGAAGTTATTTCTGCTTTTTTTACTTTTGATGACGGGTTAAATAGATACTCATCAAGGGTTGGAAGGTTAGAGGCTCCAGAAGGTTGACCTATTTGATATCCGCCAAGTAGCACGTCAATACTAGGTACTTGGGCTCTTTTTCTTGGGGTCATTAATCTTCCTTACAGGTATGGTCGCCTGTCTTATGCTCTAGAACTCGCTCGTTACACTCTGAGCATGTTAGAACGCGGGCGCCCTTGAAGTTATTTTGAGCCGTTGACCCAATAGGAAAGTTACTTCCGTCTTCAGGTATCTCTGACTCATACTCAGTATTAATTTTAGACTCTCTAAATAACTCTTGTGGAAACGGTCCAGAAGGGCTTGTAACCCTAGAAGGTATTGGGTGAGCCTGGGCCGCTTTC